ACGGCACCGCTTTGGCAGGTTTTTCGGAAGTGGCTTAGGACCATGAACCCGACGACAGGCATGGCCGCCTGATCGTTGCCCTAGGTCATTCAGGGGGTTCAAAAAGGACCCTCTCCGCCATGACCTAGGGCAAGCCGTAGAATCCCAAGAAACAACAATTTCGAGGGGTTCAATGCTGTACGGCTACGCTCGCGTCTCTACGCAGGAACAAGAGACGCACGCTCAAACCGACGCACTCGCGAAAGCAGGCGTCGGTTTTATTTTTTCCGAAAAAAGAAGCGGCGGAACAACGGCCAGAAGGCCCGAGCTAGAGAAGCTCCTACGCCTGCTCAAACGAGGCGACACCGTTGTCGTCTACAAGCTTGACCGCATTGCCCGTTCGCTCAAGGACCTACTGCGCATCATCGAACGGATCGAAGAGAAGGGTGCACAGTTCCGCTCACTCACAGAAGCACTCGACACGAGCACACCAGCCGGACGCATGCTCTTCCACATGGTTGGCGCCTTCGCCGAGTTCGAACGGGAACTGATCCGAGAACGCACGCGCGCTGGCATGGAAGCCGCAGTGAAACGAGGCGTGAAGCTAGGCAGGCACTACGCACTCAGCAGAGAAGACGAAGCAGAAGCACTGCGCTTGTGGCATCAGGGAACGATGACCAAGTCCGCAATCGCGCGCATCTACGGCGTGCACATGAGCAGCATCAAACGTGCAATTAAGCGCCAGCAGGAAAGCCAGCAGCCCAGCCTGCTCGACGCAGCTTAACGAGGGGGAATGCATGACGGTCAACAACAAAGACCCGCACTACTATCCCAAGCAGCATCGCGGCGCGCGCCCACCAAAGCGAACGCGTCAAAACGCCACCATCACACCGACGCAGCCTCCGGAACCACAAGCAGCATGGGTCATCAAGCTATTGCTTTGGTGCGGAATCTTCCTCGCCGGCATCATCGTCGGCAAACACATGCGCTAGTGAAGCAACGGCTCCTCGTCATCATCAGGCTCGAAAGGATCAGCCTGGAAACCATCTTCCGCGAGAGAGAACCAGAAGCACTTACGACCATGCGAAACGTAGGTGCTCATACCTTGCCAATTCGCACCGCTCTCAACGAGATAACGCATCGTTGCATCCATGCCCTGGCGGAACGATGCCTCATCGTTCTCAGCGCGAAACTGACCAATGGTCTCGCGCTCCGGAATCTCGATACCCTTGGATGACCAGTAACGACGCTCATTGAGCTTGTGGTGCGTTCCTTTGGTGATGTACTTGCTCAGGTACGCAGCAACGCGATGCACGCCCACGATGCGCCTACGGCCCTTGCTCTTCGGCCCTTGGATATCGACGTTGCCTTCGCCCTTGCCGACAACCGCATGCCACGCATCGCGCAGTGCGATGGCATCGCGCCAACCTCGCACACCCACATGGATATGGATGCCACCGCTCTTGTGGTGTTCGATCACCGCGACGAAGTGAAACGCATCACCTTCGCGCACCAGCCTGGAATCTTTTCGAACGCGACGCACGAAGGCTTTCCAATCCCTCGCAGCACGCTCACGATCAGCCATAAGGCCGCGATACGTCAGCGTCAGCAGGTGATCGAGCCGCGCAGTTTTCGCAAGCTCACGCACCTTGCGGCGAGCACGCTGCATGGCCGATGCCATCGACTTCTCTTGATCTTCGGACTCACCACGCTTTGACCTGGCCTTCGGAATGTTGATACCGAACTTGCCTTCAAACGGGTTCTGGTAGTGACGGCGCACCGGATAGCCCACAACCTCGCGTTGACCATCGGGCCAATGGCGCACGCGCACGATGATGTCATCGCGCACAGACTCTTCGCCAAAGCCTGCGTCTTCAAGAAGCTGCCGGGTACGTTGCTGATAGGCCAACGTGGCCAGATCGGACGGTTTGACGCCCATTTCCTGCCGTTGCTGGGCAGACAAATGGAACTGTCGTTCATCATAGCTTTGCGCTATAGTGGTCTTCTGCATCGATGCTGTCCAAGAATCCATCGGTGACACGCTCCGGGAGGTCTGCAAACCTCGCCGGGGCATTTTTTTTGGGACCGCCAATGTTGGTCCATCGTCCGCAAAGCCTTGCGGTTACTGCATCGGTTCTAAAGTGTTAGTGATTCAAGTCTAGGGGCGCGCTGCGCGCGCCCCGCCTGCCGTCGCTACGCTCCGTCACGCGTGTCGCGCGAAGCACATGCCCATCCCTACCTACCCACCACCTTCGGAAAACGCGCCATAGGCCCGCCAAACTCATCGTAGGGGCTTACAAGAGAGGGGGTGTTTACTTGTGGCGCAGAGTGGACACCTTTGCAGTAATACCCGCTGCTCGGTCCCCGCTGGCCGCGCTAGCCGCGCGACAACCTCTCTCTTCCTGCCACCGCCCCACCATCACCGCCACGGTCGAAGCGGGCACACTCCCGACGCTAGTCGTCGCAAGCCTTCACCACGAACGCACACACGTTCGCAACAACCAAACCGCCGACGAACGCCCACCAGTTCTCAATCCGAAGATTCGTACCCCAGAACACAGCCCAAACCATAGCGGCTTGCCCAACCAAAATCGCGATCACAGCGAGCAAATATTTCAAAGCGACCTCACTAGTTACGCGCAATAGACTGCACAGGCTTCGGATGGCGGATCAGACCATCCGCACCGTACCCTGGCCAGTCCGGCGCACCCTCGCGCACGGAACCAACCGCCAGAGCCTGCTCACGCGCCGTATCGAACACAGGCGCTACCGTTTGATCGCGCGACACATCCGCAGACACCACAGACGAAGCTTCGACATACGGATCGAACGGACGATTCACCAGCCACTGACGCGCCTGCGCATCGTTCATCCCAGCATCGGTACCCTGCTGCGTAAAAGCCTGACAGCGCTTCCCCATGCAGGCAACACCGACCACGCGAGGCATCGTCTTCACCTCTCTCATCGCGCTATATGCAGCAGCACTCTCAGGATGGCCCGGAACCAATGGAACAAAGGCCGCCAACTGCTCTGCCGGATCAGAAGACCGCACACCGGAAGCAACAGCAGCAGCCACAGCAGCACTGGCCGCGCGTGGCGCACCAGCCTTTGCAGAAACATCAGCATCGGGATGCACCCTTTTATCGACTTGGTGATACACACGCCAGATCGCCAGCACTGCGAGAAGAATCGCACCGAACATCACAACCATGGCAGGCGGGATGCTGTACTTGCGCTTGATATGCAAGCTCGCCGACTTGTACAGCCCGAACGACGACTTCGGCAGCGCCCACTTCTTTTTGATCGGAGCCGACTTAAACGCTTCCGGATTGCCGACCTCGGGCCACTCGTACCACCAGCGACCGAGCAGCCCGACATCGCGCAGGTGGATATGCTGACCGACCAGCTTCCGAATGTGCGAATCGAGAAAACCGGGTGACTGCGTGATGAGAATAAACGTCACACCGGTATGCCGCACCGTCTCGAACGCAGCAACGTGCGCGGGCACAGCGCTCGCAGCGGAACGCACGCGGAAGATTCGTTGCGCCTCATCGAGAACAATGAGCGCCTTCTCTGGAAACGTGAAGTAGGGCAGGGAGCGCTGATCGGGATCCTCCGGATCAACACGCTTTTCTGTCCACTCAGCAACAGGGGGCAGCGGAATATACGGAAGCCTCAGTTCCGGAATCCCTTGCATGAACAGCGGACGCCCCTCTTTCACGGCCTCCGCCATCATCTGGACGGCCAACGCGGTCTTGCCACCACCGGGTGTAGCGGTGATGAGCGTGATAGGTTGCGTCGCGCTCATGACCCTGTCACCCGCCCGAACTTCTGAAGCGTCATCATCGACACCCGCGCAACGATGCCCCCGGCAATGACCGACAGCGCCGTGAAAAAGCCCGCCATGGCGAGCACCGACAGCACCGGACCAGTCAGGCCACCAAGCGCACCCTTAGCAGCAGACAGTGCCGCATTGACCGCCGCACTCAGCCCGACGAACGTAACCAGCCCAAGGCCCAGCGAGATCAACAACCGCCGCGCCATCGGCCCAACAAGGGCCACCAACAGAGTTGCAAGAGCAGGCATCACTCACCTCCCTTCTGACCAATCCCCACAACGATCAGCGCGGCCGCCAACCAAGCAAACGCAATCACCAGCGGCCGGATCATCGTGGCAAAGCTGCACACCGGCCCCCAGGGCGTAGAGAACGAGAAACCACGCACAGAAAACGTCCCCATCGGGCAGGAACCGTTATCAGGCCCCCAACCACCATCAGGCGTCACGTTCACGTTGATCTTGTTCTCCGTAATCGCCTCTGGATCAGGCGCGCTTCCGGCATCCATACAGCCAACACGCGACTCATGCCCATCGCACGGATCGGTCGGCTTCTCAGGAGGCTTCGGCGCGCCCGTGGTGGGATCAGTGGCCGGGTTACCGTTCGCATCCACCGGTTGCTTAGTAACCGTCAAATCCGCAGTGCGCGGATCGTTTTGGTTCGGCGTGACACGCGCATTAGTCTGGTAGCGATTGCCTGTCACCGGATCGGTGGCCGGCGAACCGAGCGGCACGTCAACGTGGTCAACCGAAGGCGTCACCGTCACCGGCAACTGCACACCCGGCACAGCAGACAAATCGTCCGTCATCTGATCGGGCCAACCCATGGTCGGAACCTTCGACCAATCCGCATCCGTCGCTGGAACCGGAGTACCAGGCGGGGGCGTATAGGGGGAGGCTTTCGCAATATTGCCAACGCCAAAGGACTGGCCACTCGCCGTCACAATCGTGCACGTCGCGACCGAAGGCCCAATCTGCACAATCGAAATCGTGTTCCCAGGGGGCTGCCCAATCATGTACACATCACACGCCTGCTGTGCGGTACAGCTCGTGCTCTGATAGCACTCAGAGCGATCAGTCGAGACGTTCCCCCAACCAGTCGACGTCGGATCAATCTGCCCAGCAGGGACCGAAGAAGGCTGCGTGTGACACCAAGTGCCATCCGCACACTTCTGAATCCCGTACTGGATCATGTACGAAAGGATCGAAGAGGCGATCATCCCGGCCGGGTTGATCCGCATCGCAGCCACGCCAACCTGCCCGGCGTTCGCCGCCATGCGCATCACCGCAGGGATGCGCACCATCTGACCCTCAACCTGCGTCGTCAACGTAACAGCCGCAGAACCGCCCGCCATCGACACCGCGCCATTCGTAGCGATGCCCCCAGCCACAGACGTAAGGTTAGCCGGCAGCGAAACCGGAATAGCTGATGCCCACGCCGACGACGCGACCAGCCACAGCAAGAGCAATAGGGCACGCATCACTCACCCCCGCCGAGCGAAAAGAACACAACGCATGCGGGCAGCACCACCACCAGAAATCCCGCCCACGTCCAGAAGTCAGTTGCGAGCATCACAGCCCCCGCTTCAAAACAACTACCGCCCAGGCCGCAACCATCGCAGCCACCACGCCCCACCCAACGGTCACGCCATCCGTGAACTGCGCAGTGGTGTCACAGACAGGAAAGGAGAGAGCAGGCGCTTGTGCATCCGCCATCTGCGTCACCGTGCCGTCTTGCGCGATCACAGAACGACGAACGACCCACGCACCGGAGGACTGCACAAACTCCGATACGTAGGTCGTTGGTCCCACGCTTTGACCGATGGGGGACGCGCTATACACCGCGTCCGTTGCATCCGCGTTGGAGGAGAAGCAACGAGCGCCAACCAGCGCCCCCGAGGCCATTACAGCGCCTTGCGCAGCATCTTGAACGCGAAGATGCCGACGATCACCACGAGCACCGCAGCGCCCACAGTTGCGGCATCCGTACCTGCGCCGGTCAGGGCCGTGGTAACGGACGGATCGACGGCAGCGTTCGCAGCACCGGCAGCAACAGCAGCAGCCGAAGGGATCGCGACAGCAAACAGCTTCTTCATCTTGAGCATGGTTTCCTCCATAACGAGAGGTTGAGAAAAGCCGCCGCGTTGCTCACAGCGACGACCAGGGAACTTAGAGACCTAGCCAATCGGCCAGATGCCGCAGGCGACGCGAACGCTTCGCGGCGATCATGTACGGACCAGCGAAGCGCTTGCGATCCAAACGGCGGGCTGCCCAACGGCAACCGATGTAGGAGAGGAAGGGGAGCAGCATCACGACCTCCGAATACGCTTGATGCCAACTGCGTTGCAGTGGAGAACGCGAAGGCGCTGTGCCGCGGGCTTGTTCCAACACGCTTCCGTCGAGGCAACCAGCGCAAGCACCACGCGACGAATCTGCGCACCGTGCCAATGACCAGCACCACCGAAAAGATCAAGCTGCCTGTGATCGCGCATCGCATCCCCCGTAAACTGAAAAGCCCGCCGTAGCGGACTCTCGATTACGACGCAGCAGCCTGCGCCTTAGGTGCATTGGCGGGCGGACGAACCTGCTGTTCAACCGGAACGAGATCGACCACGCGCAGCGTCAGCTTGCCTTCGAACTGACCGAGACCAATCGTCGCTTCAAACTTGCCCGGACGAACCTTGCCGTTCAGATGCTTCGGCAGCATCACCATGCCGGGCATCGTCTCGCTCATGACCTGACCATCAGAGGTCGTGTACTCGGTCGTCGTCATGCACGCGCACTCTTCCATGTGGTACGGCTGGCCGTTCTTCTTCGACGTGCCCTCACGGACGGTGATGGCGTGGATGTCAACAACAACGCGGTTCTTCTGCATGGCACAACTCCTATGGATTAGCCGGTCCCTTCGGATGCCGGAATGGTGTATGGTTAACGCACTCAGATTGAGCGTTGTTACACTCAAATTGAGTGTGAAAGAACGATAGCACGCGAGGACTCAAAATGAGTGTAAAAGACGCGATTGAATTTATTAAACGGAAGGGTGGCTTTAATAGCTACCGCGCTCTAGCGGACGCATCGGGCGTGAACCTGCGACGCATCGACAACGCCGTTACACGCAACTCGGCCCTGACAGCAAGCGAAGAAGCCAAGCTAGGCAAGGCAGCAGGTATGAACCCGGTGGCGGCAATCGCGCTGATCGAACAAGCGTACGACCCGGCAACGGCACCGCTTTGGCAGGTTTTTCGGAAGTGGCTTAGGACCATGAACCCGACGACAGGCATGGCCGCCTGATCGTTGCCCTAGGTCATTCAGGGGGTTCAAAAAGGACCCTCTCCGCCA